ATGTGAAGCTCCAAGAAACAAAAGAGAATATAGCTTTTTCATATTTGAGAAGAGAATAAATGAAAACTGTCAAGCAAATAATAGATCAAGAAAGAAAGATATCACTAGAATCCGATTCTGGAATTCTAGAATCTCTTGTGCAATTAGGTTTGCTTGAGCAGGGAAAAGCTAATCTCGTAAAAAGAGCACTATACACAAACACTTCAGCTATGACTATGGCTGAAAAGAAATCAATGGTCAGTCTGACAGAATCTCTTATAGCTCACGTATTATCGGAAAAACAAGATCATTTGTCTGCATATGATACAAAAAGAGCTCCTGGATATCCATCGGAAAAAGATATTCCCGTTGTCCTTGTTCTAAGAAGAAAGGCAATCAGAGTATATCCAGACAATCAAAAAGTTGCAATGTATTATTCACAAGCATTAGATAAGTATATTTCTATACCATTTGGACCTAAAGCTGATGAACTTGGAATTCACATGACCGAGGAGACTAAAGAAGATATGGGTAAAATCAGATTCGAGAAAAAAGAGAAGTCAGAATTAAAAGAGTCTTCTCCAAAAAAATCATTCAGGTCAAATCTAAAGATTGTCAGAGAATCGAAGCAAGATCAGCTAGACGAGTGGGTCAAAGCTTTAGAGCTTGCTGCAAAAGTCGGATCAAAAGCTGTTGAAGCAGGATCAAAACTTGCTCCAAAAGCTGCTGAAATAGGAGCGGCAGTAGGATCAAAAATCAAGGATGTCGGATCAAAAGCTGTTACAGCTGGTTCATCAGCTATAAAGACATTCAAAGATAAAAGAGCCGCCGCCCAAGCAGATAAAGCTAGAGCAGCCAGAAAAGCTGAAAGACAGGCTAAAAGAGACGCTAGAATAGCTAAAAGAGAAGCCGCAAAAAAAGATTCTACATTAGCTGTGGCTCCTGAGTTAGTAAAACCATCATCTCCTGAATCTTCCTCAGGAATTGATTTTTCTGATGCCGTGAAATCTCTTCCTGGTCATGATACAACACCGGGTGCACGTCAAGTCAATCCAGTATCATCATCAATGACTCCTGACAAAAAAACTACTGTTGTGAGCGCACTAGATCGTGCAAATCAGAGAATATTGTGGGGACCAAATGAGTCCACGAACCTCGACATTATCAATTCAATAGTAGAAAACAATCTAAAAGAAGACAAAGTTTCTTTTGGAGACAAATCGATTTTTATAAATAATAGAACAGCAAAGAAGATTATTCAAGTTCATGAGTCTTTGAATAAGACTAACAAAAAGAAGTTCGAACAAATGATAAATGAAAATGCTGTTTCATTTAGAAAAGCAATAAACTTTGTAGTAAAGGCAAGATAAATGGCAAATCTCATAAGAGAACAAAGAATTATAGACAATAACAAGAGAACCTTGGTAAAATACGTATTTTTATCTGACGGAAGCGCTAGTGCAAATGTGAGACTTTTAGATGCCTCTACTCTTAGATTTGCTCTAAATGCAAACGGATACATTATGAGTTCGAATACCCATCCAAGAAGCTCATATGGGATTGCAATAAAAAGAGTATTCGGAATTGGTCATTTTTCTAACAATGGCTATTTCAAGCTTCAGTGGGAAAGCGCAGCAAATTCAGAAATACTCATATTGAATGATAAAACTTTTGATTTCAATTTCGATGCTATGGGCGACGGAGCAACAATTTCTTGCCCAGATGCATCTCCTACTGGAGACATTTTATTGTCAGATGCAAGCACAGCAGCGGGCGATAATTTCACTATTTTCATCGATATACGCAAAAATCAATCAGACTATGATCAGGGTCAAACTGCTGATCCCGCAGCATTCAACAGAGGAACTTGGTCACTATGAGCAAAGAACTAATTCTTAGAATAGCTAACAAAAAATTATCTGAAGCCAATGATGCATTCATTGAGTTGATGAGGGAAAAAGTTTCTCAAAAGCTTGACGAAAAGAAAAAGATGGTTGCTGCACATGTTATTGGCAAAAAAGAAATGTCAGAAGCCAAAATTCCTATGTCAGCTAAAAAATTGTCTCCAGAAGAAAAAAAGAAAGCACAAGATAAGCTTTGGAAGGAGATTCATTCCGATCATCCAGATAGTGACCCTGAAATTGAAGGCACTCTTGCAAGAATTCATGCGGCTAGAGCGAAGCAGATGAAAGAAGAAGATACCCATGACGTAAGTGAAGGTCTAATGAAAATGGCTATAAATGCTATTTCCGGTAAAAGAAATCGAGTTATGAGAAATGTAGATTCTCATATCGCAAAAGCAGAAAAAATTGCAGGTAAACCTGGAGATGATCCAATTTTAGATAGCGATTTCTATAAGATTAAAAGAAGTATCGAGCAATCTTTAGATAAACAAAGAGTTGATAGATACCTCAGAACTGCAAGAAGACCAGATAAAAAAGCAGATGCTAATGACATGTATAACCAAACAATAGCATCAATCAAAGCTACAAATTGGAAACAGCGTAGAGCCACTGGTAAATTTCCTAAATTTAAAAAAGAAGAAACTGAATGAATGAAGAAACACTATCTGAATCGCCGCGAATCAAAATAGTAAAACTGAGAATTCGTAATGGAAAGATTCAAAGACGCAAGAGAGTTTCTAACGTAAAAGGTTATACTTTTCGTGGTGGAAAACTAACAAGAATGTCTCCCGCTGAAAGACGTAGGCGTAAGATGGGAGCCAAAAGAGCTAAAATTAAAAGACGTTCAAAAATGGCTCGAATAAATATGAAAAGAGCTAGATCAATGCTCAAAAGAAAGAGACTAGGACACTAAACATGAAACTAATTAGAGAACAAGTTGAAAACGTTCAATATCTAATTGAAGAAGTATCTGGAAAAAAGAACTACTTTATCGAAGGAGTTTTCTGTCAAGCTGAACAGAAGAACAGAAATGGTAGAGTCTATCCATATCAAATTCTAGATAGGGAAGTTTCTAGATACAATAAAGAATATGTAACACAAAATCGTGCTTTAGGCGAACTAGGTCATCCAGATAGTCCTTCTATAAATCTTGATCGTGTATCACACATGATCACGAAGCTTTATCCAGATGGAAATAATTTCATAGGCAAAGCTAAGATTATGGACACACCAATGGGAAATATTGCAAAAGGTCTTCTAGATGGTGGAGTAAAGCTTGGCGTTTCGACTCGTGGAGTCGGATCACTCAAACCTCACAATGGATATCAACTTGTGCAAGATGATTTCAAATTAGCTGTTGGTGCTGATATCGTAGCTGATCCTTCTGCTCCAGATGCATTCGTGTCTGGCATCATGGAAAACTATGATTGGTGGCTAGATACTGCTACAGGAAATTGGCAGAAAAGATATATAGAAGAATCTAGAAAAAAACTAAAAACTTTTTCTAAGAGACAGATCGAAGACAAAGCTCTAGTGATACTAGAGAACTATCTAAAATCATTCTAAAATTGTGGAAAAAAACAAAATCATAAATAGTTGATAAACTAAGGAGAGTTTACTAATGAAATCACTATCTGAAACAGCAAGAGCAATTTTGGTCAAGGAGTCTGATGATCCTACACCAGACCGCGATTCAAAACTAATGACACCAAACAAAGCTACACTTCGACCAGGTGCTAAAGCTGTCGAAGGTAGATTTGCAAATCCAGGAGCAATGTCTCCAGGAGAAGGTGAATATGAAGACTTGGGTCCTGCGGCAGTAAATCCAACTGACGTACCACCATCTGCAAAAGCAGCAGGTGGATCTAAGAAAGACACTTCGAAATCAGCACAAGCAGCCGTCCCTGCTGAACCATCTATGATGGAAGAAGAAGTTGAAATTTCAGAAGAACTAGAAGCCTTCATCAATCAGATGATGGAAGAGGGATATTCAGAAGAAGAAATTTCTGAAGCTATCGCTGAAAACTTCGAAATCGTTGAAGAAAAAGACGAAGACGAAAAAGAAGACGAAGACGAAGAAGAAATGGACGAAGAAACAGAAGAATTGAATGAATTGAGTAAAGGAACTCTAGCTTTAGCATCACTAAAAGCAAAAGCAAAAGCAAACAAAGCTCATAGCGAAATGTATACAAAATCAAATCCAAATCAAAAGGGAAGTGATTTTAATCCAAAAATGGCTGAATTAGCCAAGAAAAAAGCAGATCAGGCAGACAAATTTGAAAAAGCTGCTTCTATGAAAGAGCACGTCGATGCCCTTCTAGCTGGAGAAAATCTATCTGAAGATTTCCGCACTAAGGCAGAAACTCTATTCGAATCAGCAGTATCCGTTCGTGTAAATGAAGAAGTTGCTGTTCTAGAAGAAGCCTATGAAAAGGCACTAGAAGAAGAAGTTTCTACAATCATGGAAACATTGACTGAACAGGTCGATGGATATCTTGGCTATGTTGTCGAACAGTGGCTCAAAGAAAATGAAATTGCCATTGAGCATGGTCTAAGAACCGAAATCACTGAAGAATTCATTTCAGGCCTCAAAACATTGTTTGCTGAAAACTATATCGACATTCCAACCGAAAAGATCGATATTGCCGAAGAACTAGGTTCAAAGGTAGAAGAACTTCAAAAGCAGCTAAACGAAGAAATCGAAAGAGGCATTGAGCTTTCATCTGCTCTAACAGAATCTAGAAAGTTCGAAGCTTTTGCCTTAGCTTGCGATGGACTAACAGCAACAGATGCAGAAAAGCTTCGCACCCTTGCTGAAGGCATTGAAGCAGGTTCCTCAGAAGAATTTGCAAACAAACTAGAAATTATCAAGGAAAGCTATTTCACAAATGCTCCAACAACAGCATCAAAGAAATCTGCTCCTCTTGATCTAATAGAAGATCGTGGATCAGCATCGTCTGAAACACTAGTAGAATCAATGAGCGGTCCAATGGCAGCTTATGTTAAATCACTAGACAGAAGTCTAGTAAAGAAATCTAAGTAACAATAACATAAAAGGAAAAAATTACAATGTATCTATCCGAAGCCTTAGAAGAAAAGTGGTCACCAATTCTCGACCACGCCGGCGCAGAAAAGATCAAAGATCCATATCGCCGCGCAGTTACAGCCATTATTCTTGAAAACCAAGAAAGAGCGCTTGCTGAAGAAGCTCGCCAGCTTCATGAAACTGCACCAACAAACAACTACGGTGGTGGTGCGATCCAGTCATACGATCCCATCCTTATCTCGCTTGTTCGTCGTGCGCTTCCTAACCTGATCGCATACGATATCTGCGGCGTACAGCCAATGACAGGTCCAACACAACTGATCTTCGCTATGCGTTCACGTTACAAGACACAGACTGGCACAGAAGCCCTGTTTAACGAAGCCAACACCGCATTCTCTGGCACAAACCACCTGGGTGCTAACGGCAACGTAACAGGTTCTATCTCTAACACCAACCCAGTTTTCGCTCTATCTGATGCTGACGTATACGGCGTAGGTCGTGGTATGTCTACAGCACAGGCAGAAGCTCTTGGTGACGTTTCTACCAACCAGTTCGCCGAAATGGCATTCAGCATCGATAAGGTGACTGTAACTGCCCGTTCACGCGCGCTAAAGGCTGAGTACACCATGGAACTTGCACAGGACCTTAAGGCAGTGCATGGTCTGGATGCTGAGACTGAGCTTGCTAACATCCTATCGACTGAAATCCTCGCCGAAATCAATCGTGAAGTTGTTCGTACAATCTATCGTTCAGCAACAATCGGCGCTCAGTACGGCGTTTCGAGCGCTGGTACATTTGACCTTGACCAAGACTCAAACGGCCGTTGGTCAGTTGAAAAGTTCAAGGGCCTTGTGTTCCAGATCGAACGTGAATGCAACGCAATCGCACGCGCAACCCGTAGAGGCAAGGGCAATACCCTTATCGTATCTTCGGACGTTGCTTCGGCACTTGCTATGGCAGGCGTTCTCGACTACACCCC